TGTCCTTAGTCTAAATGCCAAATCGTCCGATGGGGGAAGGTTGCCCTCGTTCTCGCTTGCTATGAGCCAAAAGGATAACAGGGATTTAGCCGCAAGGGGATCCAATTGATGCCACTCAAAATCGTCTAATAGGTCGCGGTATAGTTTTATCCAGGGTGGGCGTCTATCACGGAAATGCTGGAATCGGCTCCAATTCTTAATCCGATAGCAAGGAGGATGCTTCATGTCAGTTCTTCTTTTCGGGAAAGTCATCCCCCAGTAATTCCTCCACCGTAAGTCCGAGAAGGTCCCTTACCGTCAACAAATGCTTGGCCGGGACATACCCCTGCTTCTCCCAATAGGAGATTAACTGCCGAGAGTATCCTCCCGTGTTCTCTAAAACGTGCTTCGCGGTCTTACTGAATTCAAGGGCCATGGGACACCTCCTAACCGCATCCTTGCATTTTTTACAATCTATTGCAAGCGAAATCTTTTGGTGGCTAAAAATAATCCTTGCATCGGGTATACGCCCAGTGGTAGGATTCCATCATGTCGCAAAAATCCAAAAAAAGAAAGGAGCTCAAGATGGCCCAGGAATACCAGTACGGAAGGCTGCCGGAGGAGGAAGTCGATGCGTTTCAACCGTCGCCAAGACTGAAGCGGCGGGTAGTGTTCGGCATCATCGGAGGGGCGTTCTTCTGGTATCTGCTGCTCCGGTATCTGGTGTTCGGATAATGAACGGCGAAGGCGAGGTTGTATTCCAGATGAGCCGGTGGCTTCCCAAGCGGGATGTGCAGTCGTGGTTTATCTGGCTGGCAAACCGGGGGATACCAGCGGCGATCGTAAAGAACATGGCAACCCAGGATCATCTTTGCGCCGTATGGAGGGGGCCGTGGAAGAAAGCGGGTACGCTATCGCATTTATCTGGATGTAAGGAACGAACCGCCTCTGCGTCAGATCCGTGGGACTCCGATAGCTATGTCATCATCATCGAGGAGAACGGGTTCTCCGGACTGCCCAAGAGGGCACGGGGGATGGGATGGGGCTGACGCAGCGGCAGAAGGACGCATACGACCGTTGGTTGATGGAGCCTCCCGAGCTCCAGGACGAGGACGAAGATCCGGATGCGGATTGCCGCCACCCGGGGCGCCGCGGCTGCGGATCCTGTCCTGCGTGTCAGGCGTGGGGAGATGCGGAGTACGAGCGGGAGCGGGACCGGGAAGCGGAGAAAAAAGGTTGAGGCTTTGGTCTGGACTGGCAAGGCTTGGAGCGGAAGGGTTGGGTTGGGTTTGGCGAGGAAGGGTCGGGATAGGCACGGTCGGATATGGAAAGGTATTGTGCGGTTCGGAGTGGTTGGATTCGGAAAGGCACGGCACGGATCGGTTCGGCATCCCTTGGTATTGTTGGGCGTGGTAAGGCGTTGGATAGGCACGGTTCGGTCTGGCAGGAATCGGATAGGTCGGGTCAGGCGCGGTATGGTCGGGCGCGATGAGGATGGGTCGGGCTTAGTTGGGCATGGTGCGGCGCGTCAGTCTACGGCGTGATCTGGTTCGGATTGGCATGGTACGCCAACAAAAAAAGGAGAGAAGATGAAAAAGTCAGGAGCATTATTGAAAGCGGTCGGTGGTGAAGTCCCCACGAACGGAGCGGTCGAGGAAATCAGTCATCAACTTCCCTACATGGCCAGCGTGACGATCAAGGGTACGGCCGATATTCTTTTCCACCGATGGAACTGCGAGGCCGTCGAGGAAAAAGCGGCGGCGGCGAAGGGATCGAAGGCGAAGAAGTCGGACAATCTCGAGTCCTACGTCTACCGGATGGGCAGCGGGAATCTCGCCATCCCCGGCGAATACCTCCGCGGCGCCATCATCCACGCGGCGAAGTACCGCCAGGATCCCCGGAGCCCGAGGAAATCCGCGATGGATCTTTTCAAGGCGGGGATTACGTCCCTCACGCCGCTTGCGGATCTTGGGAAGGGAACTTGGGACTACGAGGACAAGCGACGGGTTCTCATCCAGCGGAACGCGATCAGCCGGATTCGGCCGGCAATCCTCGCAGGATGGGAAGTGGAATTCGATTTCCTTGTGAACCTTCCGGAGTACATCAGCCCCGAGATCCTGAACGGCGTGATCCAGGCCGCGGGAAGGCTCATCGGCATCGGGGATTTCAGACCGACCTACGGACGCTTTCTGGTGACGAAGTTCAACCGCATTGAGGATTAGGTCAGGCGTGGCGCTTCAAGGCAAGGTCGGGACTGGCCAGGTCGGGATTGGTATGGTAGTTCGGTGTTTGGCAGGGCCAGGATGGGTGTTGTTGGGCAAGGCGGGGAGAGCCGAGGTCAGGCCCGGATGGGCGAGGCGGGATCCGGCACGGTGATGCGTGGTTGGTAGCGGTCGGGTAAGATAAGGCGGGGACGGGTACGATAAGGCGGGGCATGGGTTTTTAAGAAATGGAGGAATAAAGAAAATGGATAGAGCTGCTTGGCTGGAAGCAAGGATGAGTGGGATTGGTGGCTCCGAGATGGCCGCAATTCTCGGCGTCTCTCCGTGGGAAACCGCCGTGGACGTTTGGGCCAGAAAAAAACGGTTGGTCCCGGAGCAGCCGGATAACCTCCGGTTCAAGATCGGCCGGAAGTTCGAGGGCCCGATCGCGGAACTCTACGCGGAGCAGGAGGGCGTGAAGCTGCTCAAGGTCGATGGGCTCTACCACCACAAAGATCCGAGCATCCCTCTGGTAGGCACTCCCGATCGGCTGATCGCCGGCCAGGAGCGGGGCCTCGAGGTCAAGACCGCGGATCCGGCCGTCGCGCATACCTGGGGGACTCCCGGGACGGACGAGATCCCGCTGTACTACACAACCCAGGTTGCCTGCTACATGGCGCTCCTGGGCTACGCCGATTGGGATGTTGCGGTCCTATTCGGGACCAGCGATTTCCGCGTCTACCGACTGCATCGGGATCTGGAGCTCGAGAACATGATCCTCGAGAGGGCCAAGGAGTTCTGGCAGACGTACATCGTGGGGGACAAGGAGCCGCCGCCGGATTCCTCGAGGTCGTACGGAGAGTATCTGGTGAAGAAGTACCCGCGGAACGTCATGCCGATGCTGGTAGCCGATACCCTGCAGACGGGGTACATCGAACGGCTGATCGACGTTCGCGGCCGGCTGAAGGCCATGCAGGAAGATGAGACGCTCCTGGAGAACATGGTGAAGGCCGAGATCGGTGATAATGATGGAATCCTGTCGGACGCCGGGAAGATCACATGGAAGGCCAGCAAGGATACAGAGAAGGTCGATTGGGAAGGGATCGCAAAGGAGCTTATTCCCATGATCCCGCCGCCGCTGATCGAGAAGCATACAACAAAAAAGCCGGGGGTCCGGAGGTTCCTGGTCGCCCCGTCTAAACTGCCCGTGAGAAAGGGGACATTATGAGCGTAGGACAGGAAGTTGCGTTGCTGATGGGAGAGGATGGAAGCCAGGGCGCCACGATCATGCGACGCGAGGAAACCGTCCTTGGGATTCAGATTCGCACGGCGATCGAAAGCGCCTATCTGTACGCGAAGCACAACCCGCGGAGCGAAACCGCCTTCATGGAAAAGGCACTCTCGCTTTGCACTCTCAACGAGGGTATCGCAAGCGAATGTATGTTCGCGGTCCCCCGGGCGGGGAAAACCCTCGAGGGTCCGAGCGCAAGGTTCGCGGAGCTCATCTTCTCCGTCTACAAGAACTGCAAGGTGGAAACCCGCATCGTTTCCGAGACGGATAGAGAGGTCATAGCAACCGCAACCTGGCTGGATCTCGAGAACAACGGATGGCTGACAGCCGATTCTTCGCGCTCCATCGTAGACAAGCATGGCCGTAAATTCAGCGAGGACATGATCCGGGTAACGAAATCCGCAGCCATGTCGATCGCCCGGAGGAACGCGGTATTCGCGGGGATACCGAAAGCCCTGTGGATCGACATATGGAAAGAGTCCCGCAAGGTCGCCATCGGTGACGTCAAAACTCTCGTAAACAAGAGGGCCGACATGATCGCCTACTTCGCCAAAATGGGGATCACCGAGGAAATGATATACGCTACCCTCGAGGTAAAGGGGCTCGATGACATCGGGCTGGACGAACTGGCGAATCTGAAAGCGATGGCGAATACCCTGAAAGAAGGAGAGTCAACGCCCGAGGAACTATTCGTCATGCCCGAGAAGGTCACTCCCGGCAAGGGAACCTCCGGACTCAAGGACAAGATCAAGGAGAAAGCGGCGCCGGCACCGGAACCGGAGAAAACACCCGAACCCGTGAAAACCCAAGAAAAGAAGCCCGAACCGGAAAAAAAGGCCGTCGAGGATGCCCCACAATCGACGATCGACAAGCCGGCCGAGGTAATACCCGCGGTCGTTTCGGCCGTTGCGACGATCCTTCGGGATGCCAAGAATCTCACCGAGCTCGATCACGCATGGCGCCGGGAAGTGGAGGGAGGAACCCTCGAGAAGATCGACAAGAAGCGACTGGCCTTCGTATATACAGAGGTACGCGATAGGTTGCAGAAGCAAGCCGGATGATCTGTCCGTACTGCTTCGAGCTGTCGGATCCGGCTCCGGCCATCTTCGGGGAGGGGGGCGAACCTTGTTCTCCTCCTCATTGCATTAAGCCGAGCTGCTGTGCCGATTGCCCGGAGTGCTCGAGCTGGTTCGAGGCGATCGAGCCAGAGGAAGGGAAGGTCGAACATCCGAAGGCAAAGTTGGCCCCGGGGGAATCCACGAAAGGACAGGTTCGGAATAGCCCTGTGGTGGGGCGCGACAAACCTCCGGGGCCACCTACGAAGAAACTACCGGAAGGAGATATCCCTTGGTGATCTTCGGTAGGGGAGAAGCGCACAAGAATAACTGCTGCACCTTGCGTCATGGATGCAAATGGAGCGAAAAGGACTGCCCAGTAGTTCTTGGTATTGTAAAACCTGGACCATGTAGTTTATGCCTTGAAACGAATAAGCCTACAAAGTTCGCTTATGAAGCTGCGCTAAGTTCCCTCTGGAAGCACCGGGAAGCCGAGGAGAAGTTGACCGCGGCGAATCACGCCCTCGAGGAAGAAAACGCGGAGTTGAAAAAGAAGATTCGGTTGCTTCGGAAACAGGCGAAGAACAGGGAAATTGGAGCCAGGAGAAGGACATGGACGCCATGAAGGAGGGGTGATGGGGAACCCAAGCAGGGAAGCATGGGACGCACTAACGGAAGCGGACTTCATCCATTCATGCGATTGTATCGTATGTAAATCCTTACGGGACGATTCGGGTCGTTCTTGTTCTGGATGCGCTGTGCATCATGTCGCCAACAAAGCCCTCCGCGCCCGGATCGCCCTGCTGAAGAAGGTGGCGGCGGCGGCGAGGATTTACCTACTCGGAGATAAACATATTTGCCCGGACGACTGTTCATCCTACAACGCATTGTCCGATGCTCTACGCGCATACGAGGAGGGGTGATGGACGATGTGGCGGTATGGGACGTGATGGTTGACGCCGCGAACAATGGATGCGTACTGACGAGTGAGGGAGTACGCCTCGCCATCATCGCGAAGGACGCGGAGTTGAAGCGGCTG